GAAACGGAACAATCACTCCAGTCTTTGCTTCATCTGTATATTCCATACCGAACGTTGCGTAGGCCTCAGTGATTGTTACTTGATTAAACCACTCGATAATAGCATCAGAAATGTTCCATGCATCATCATCTCCGAAATTAAAGTGTCTCACGAAGAGATTATAATATCTGAGAGATGCAAGTTCAGGCATGTACTTTGCAGCACACACAAGAAACACATATCTAGCACTAATTGAATGGTACCCACAATTAAGAATAGTTGTCATTGGGCAACCGGAAGGTTGCGAGTGAGTCCATGAGTAAACATCATCGCTGTTAATATGAATTGAATTAACAATTTCACACCACATAGATCGTCTCCTCATTCTGTCCTCAGCTGAACTATTTTCATAGAAAGCCTCAATGACATCAAGCATTCTCCAAAGTAGATCCACATTCAATGTTCCATCGTAGTTGGCAAAATCTCCGGCAATCACTTTCTTTCCAACTGCATTGAGTCCGGTTGCTAGTCGAGTCCAGTCGCGATCAAATGGATTAATACCAACACATGATTCATAACGAATTTTGTTCTTCATCATATGTGCGATAAATCCCATAAAATATTGTCTGAACAAGACTGTAAACGCCATCTCTCCTACAGAGAAGAGACGAGTTTTACCTTCATCAACTTTTGCAATTGGTCTTCGTTCATCCTTCATTGTGTCAACCCAGTAAACAGATGGCCGATTATGAAGACATGTTTCCTTCATGTTCTCATAAGCTTCCAAAAGTTCCGGGTGTGACACATTGTATTCACCTTCCGATCCTAGCCATTTAGTCTTTCCTGTTCCTTCTTTCTCCCATCCATATCCCGGGGATGTGGATCGATTGATTCCTTGATAGAATTCATTACCCTCAATACCCTGAATTGCTTCAGCATATGTGAGAACTCGTCTATCAGCTTCATCTACCTGTCCAGTAACCATCTGAGTGTAGTGATGAACTGCACTATTGAGAAGGTTCTTATCCATCGTTTTAGGGGCGGGAGAGGCCTTCACTCGTGCTTTCGCCATCGGATCAACTTTCACTCCATCTTTCATGAAAGGCCCCAAATGAGCTGGTTTCATTGTTGGCGTAGCAATTACACCATGAACGGGAGATGGAACAATTGTCGATTTGAAATTGGCAAACACCTTTCGCGTTTCCTTTCCGTGGTACATGAAATTCCCAA